TTGATCGGTTTTGGTAACTTTGAAGTTCGTGAGCGTGCTGCACGTAAAGGTCGCAACCCACAAACTGGTAAAGAAATCAAGATTGCAGCTTCTAAAGTTCCAGCATTCAAAGCTGGTAAAGCTCTTAAAGACGCTGTTAAATAATGAATTTAGAAAAAGCCCATTGTATCAAGCTTTCTAGCTTGGTCGATAGGCTTTTTTTGTAGTTTTGGGGCATTTTTGGGGCAAACTTTAATACTTTTCCATCACATCGGTCACTGTTGATTTCATTTTTTTAGTGATATGTGTGTAGATTTGTGTTGTTGTTTTAGCATCGGAGTGACCTACACGATCCATAATAGCTTTTAGTGGCACATTGTTTTCAGCCAGTCGGCTTACCAATGTGTGACGGAATATGTGGCTAGTAAGGTTTTTTGAGATTGGTGTTTCAAGTCTTTCATTAGCTTTCTTCAAAGCTAAATTAAAAGAATTTGTTTGTAAAGGTACTCCATTTTTTGTTGTGAAAATGAAGCCCATATCTTTGTATTTAGGATTGGTATTTTTTTCTAGTTCATTCATGAATTCCATCTCTTCTAAAATTTCTTTTTCTCGGGTGGTCATGACGGTTTCACGATAGGATGCCAGAGTTTTGGGAGATGTTTTTTCACCTTTCTGATAGCCATTAGTGTGGTCATAGGTCCCATGAAGTTGCAAGGTATTGGATTCATAATTAACATTATGTGGTTCAATCCCTACGGCTTCACCGATGCGACAACCATTCAAACTCATAAATTCAGAGAGCAATCCGATCCGATAGGTGCTTGGTCTACGATATAACTCTTTCAGAAGCAGTTTGATTTCGTCTTCTTCAAGATATTTCTGATCTACCTTTTTCCAATCTTCTAATGTCTTCTGGATTCTTGGCAGCTTAGCTCTCCTAGCTGGGTTGTCCTTGATGATGCCAAGGTCTATTGCATAGTCGAAAGCAAGATTTAACATAGACTTGTTCCGTTCTTTTTTACTCCTGGAGCAGTCGAGTTTATCTAGATAGTTCTGAACATACTTTGGATCAATCTTAGATACTTTTATACCTACTCCAAAATCATCTTTTATCTCTTTGATATTCCCACTTAAAGAAGCGATAGAAGAACGTTTTATCTCTTGTTGATAGAATGACCACCATTGGTCGAAAAGTTCCGTAAATAGCATTTCAGAGGTTTCCAGATCGCTTAGAACATTTGCTATCTTTATTTCAAGTTGTTTCTGTGCTTCTTTTCGAATACGAGGAGTATCTTTTTCCATGAGAACCGAAACTCTAGACCATTTTTCAGTGTATGGATTTTTGTACCTCTCAATAAAATTTACTTTTCCGCTTTTATGTTGTTCTACCCACATTGCGTTTACCTCACTTTTTTGATAAAATGGGTATAAGAAAATGACCTTTTTAATGGTTGTTTCTTATACAGGATATCCTCACACTCAAAGTTTGGCGATGGCGAGTGTGGGGATTTTTAGTTTAAAAGATGTTGAAATAAATAACTATAGCTAATACAATGAATATTAGACATCCACATCCGTATCCACAACTTTCTGCATCTTCAGCACTAAAAGTTGTTTGATTGTACACTTTATTATATGCTGCACGTTCAGGATCTTTGACTAAACCTGCGCCTTTTTGTCCATAATATGGGGATGTAGCTCTTTTAACTTTACGATTTATAGCACCCGTCGTGCGTGCTGATACTCTCTTTTTTATATTTGGTGTTCGAGGGCCTAGTTTCATAATAATTTATCCTTTCCTAATTTACCAATGCTAAATATTCTTCTTTGACCATTGTTTCATCAGCAATGGTTTTTAGGTTGTATTTTTCCATAAAATGGACATAGTTAAATTCAGATATATCATCCATGGTTTTTAACTCTTCTTCCAGAAGATAATGGATCATATTTCGGTCTGCCTGAAGCTCGCACATCTCTCTATTGAGATTATATTGGTATTGTGAATGCTCCTTGTGGCCAAGTTCGTGTAGGGCTACTTGTTTTTGGTCTTGCTCTGATAGATTTATATCAATAGCAAGATTCTTCAATGTTGGATTGAAGAATCCTGGACTATGCCAACCAGTTCCATCAAAGTAGCATAGGCTCACACCCTCTTGGGCGCAAAGCTCTCTTACAGTCATAAATGCACCTCTATTTATTTTTTAAGTGTGCCTCCAAGACTGCTGTAATAAAATCTATATCTTCTTCAGTAAGTGGTTTACCATCGAATAACATAGATTGTGCAGCGATATCTCGAAGGTCAAACGGTGCAGAAGCATCACCGTTGCTTGCAATAGTCGGATTATCTGTACGACCTAGAAGATAATCAGTGGACACATTGAAGTAGTCGGCGATTTCTTGTAGGCGTTCAGAGTTTGGGGTTTTCGTTTTTAAAGTATAGAAATAATTGGTACTATAACCTAGACTTTCTTCTAACTTTGCTAAAGAAATCCCTCTACTTTTTGCTAATTCTTTAATTTTTTCTAGCGTCGAAAACATTGACACATCAACCTTTCTAAGACGTCACAAAAAATATTCTAAAAAATCTAGAAAAAAGTATTGACATAATCTAGAAAAAAGTATAGAATAGTTTTTGTAAGTAAGTTACAACTAAAAAAACAACTAAGAAAATAAATTATAAAAATGTTTTGGCGAACGGTATTTATAGATTTATTGGTGTTTTTATTATGCTTTAATTTTAGACTTTATTATAGATTTTGTCAAGCGATAACACAAAAAAAGTTTAATTTTTGGTTGTTTCTTATTTACAAATTAGTAAAGAGGAGGGACGTATATGCCAGATATCGCAAATGGTCGTGAAAGAGTTAATGCTTTCTTAAAAGAGAAAGGCATTAAAAAAGCAACTCTAGCGGTTGCTTATGGCTTTAAACGACAGGAAGTAACAAATATTCTGAGTGGAACAACAAAAGGCCCGCGAGCGAATAGCTTTATTCTTCAGGTCATTGAAGATTACGGGATTGAGTAGGAAAGATTTGAGGAGTAGGATGGTAGAAAATAAAGAACATCTTCATGAACGCATAAAGCATTTTCAGTCATTGGTTGATTATATGTCTGATCATGAGAAAAAGTATTATTTAGAAAAAGATTGGTTCGATAACCCAACTCTAATTTCTATAGAGGACGCAAAAAAAGAAGTAGAACAAGCTCAGAAAAAGCTTGGACTACTTTCTAGACGGTCTGTTATTGGATGTATTTTGCGATTACTGCACCGATTATTCCACCTAGGATAAGGTTTATAATCCATAGAAGTATTTGTCCATAAGAGGTTTCTTTAAAAGTGGAATAAAGTCCTTTGAAAGATACTCCCCTGATTGTCCATACAGATACATTTGTTTTCAAAGTTTTATTGATAGCATGTGTAACAAATGTGGAGAACAGATTCACTTTACTTGAAGTAGACATGCTGAGTTTTACGTATTCTCCCTTGGCGAAAGCTTCAGCTTCTTCTTGACCAGTAAGGAATTGCTTTGGATTAAAATTATTCAAATGCAGCAGTTTTTCAATGTGTGGGTTTTCAATATAGTTACCACCGTATAGCAATTTAAATAAATGACCAAGATCTATTTTCTTGTCGTTATCAATAGTAACCGGTGAACCACCAAGAACCTTGAATCGTTGTTCCAAAGCATTAAAACCGAAGACGCTATCTCTCATATTCCAGTGAATCCATATTTTGTCGGAGCTTTTATCAACAAACGAAAAGAAATCATTTAACAATTCTTTTTCGATAATTCTGTAATTCTCATCTGTAATAGGGGTGTTCAACATTTCAGAGTATTGATGAATTGAAAAGTTATTCGTTTGAGCATTATTGAATTGACGAACGGATATCGATGCAATTCTGGGACTTTTCCCTCCTAGATTGTAGAAACTTTCGCACGAATAATGAATAATGAGATATTTTTCTGGTTTGTTTTCGATTTCTTTCAATACACCAGAAGCATATTTGTAATCTGTATATCGGGACATTGTCAACCTCAAAAAATGATTTTTATAAATATTATAACACAATAGGAGTTAGGGATGGAAATATATAAAGTTGAACAGGAAATTAAACGATTTCTAACTGTTCCTTTAAGATTAAAAATTTTACGAGAATGTTTGTTATATTTGTTCTTTAAAATGACCAATGATACAACAGATATATCAGTAGACAAGTCAACAGTGCATTCTAGTGATGGAACGAGCAAGATAGTTTATACAGTTACTGTATGTAACTAAGCAAAAAAGCACCTAACGAAGTTAGGCGCATAGAAAAATAACCAATTAAATTATAACACAGAAAGAGAGGGAAATCCATGCCAAAATCAGAAATAACTTACAAACCAGTAGGCGTGAATGAAAAAGCAACCCATGGAGATTATACACATCTATGTCAAATGTGGGAAGGTCTCACACTTGGGACTGCTAAAGCATGGGCTACTGAAATGCGAGAGCACCCAGACTTCAAACAGTTCATTGATAATCCAACTCATAAGATTGTATTTATCAATTACGAAGGATTTCGCTTATTTGTTAAATGGAAAAGCAGAAATCGGTATCGTACTAAAAAGGAAACACTAGCAGAGATGCTGGAAAACTTAAAGAAAGAAAAACAATTGGGAGTTTTAACATGAAACTACTAGACAGACTAACAAAATATTTCTTGGGTCAAGAAAAGAATGTAGATTGGTGCATTGTTGCGTTAGACTTGAACCGTGAATTGATTGAAACACGAGAGGAAAACCAAATACTTTATCAGCGCATCGCTGACTTGGAAAATTTATTAGGAGTTTAACATGACAGAACCGACACTAACAAGTCAACTTTTAGGAATTGCCACCGTCTTTATTTGCTTATTTGTAGCAATGCTTCTAATAGAAAATAATGAGCAAAAAAAACAACGACAAGCGAAAGAACAAGAAAAGCTGGATCGAGAAATTATCGAAGTGTATCAGCAAGGCAGAAATCAGTTCAATAATATCGCAAGGGAAAACATTCGCAACTGCGACCGTCAATTCACATACGATACACAAAAACCAGAGGGGCTAAGACCTGAATTGTTAGCTCTACCATATCCAAAGGAGCAATAGAAATGAAAAAATATGAATTATTAGTAGATGATACAATCACTTTTTTCGGCGTACAACTTTTTAGAATTAAAGCTTTAATTTCGTTTAGTGGGATTGAAACAGGGGAAGTCGGCGGATATATTGCAAGTGAGAAAAATTTAAGCCAATCTGGCAACGCTTGGGTATCTGGTGACGCTTGGGTATCTGGCAACGCTAGGGTATCTGGTGACGCTGAGGTATATGGTGACGCTAGGGTATATGGTGACGCTGAGGTATATGGTGACGCTAGGGTATATGGTGACGCTGAGGTATATGGTGACGCTGAGGTATCTGGCAACGCTAGGGTATATGGTGACGCTAGGGTATCTGGCAACGCTAGGGTATCTGGTGACGCTGATTATATTGTCTTTAAAAACACATGGTCTAGCGGTCGATATTTTACTTACACAAAATCTAACAAAAAATGGAGAGTCGGTTGTTTTTACGGGAACGGACATGAATTAATTGAAAAAGCATATAAAGATAGCCAAAAATCAGGGGATTTTTACAAAGCGTATGTCGAATTTGTCGAAAAGCTAGAAGAAATCGAAAAAATCCACAAGGAGCAATAACAATGTATATCTGGAAGTGTGGATGTAGAGATTGTGGGAACACATTCGAATATGTCGATAGTTACCCAATCATTGAATGTCCTAAATGTGGAAGCGTGGACTTGAAGAATGAATTTAAAGGAAGGGAGTATGACTAAATGACTCAAGCGGAACGAATTAGGGAATATTATAGAGACCACCCTACTGCCTCATATGATGAAGTAGCTGAGGTTGTCGGAACAACAAATAGCAATGTGAGGGCAAATTTAGCCAAAGACATCAAGGCAGGAAAATGTATCCGCTTGGAAGATAAGTCGTTTGACTACTCACCTTACTTTAACCACACCAAAGCACTCACAGAGTTGGTTGATTGGAAGAATGACACCAGACGTGAGTGGGTGGATATGCTGACAAGAGCAGCAGAGAAAGAAACAGATAGCAACGTTATGCGATTGCTAATCAAAGAAGCTAATAAATTAATGAAAGAGGTGACGAAATAATGCCAACACTTTACGAATTAACAGGCCAATTCCTTGATATCTACAATTTGGAATTAGATGAAGAAACTAAACTAGATACGCTTGATAGTATCGACTGGAATAGCGACTACGAAAATAAAATAGAAAACTATATCAAGGTTATCAAGAATATTGAATCAGATGTCGAAGCACGAAAAAATGAAATCAAGCGCTTGACTGAATTGAACAAAGCTGATGAAAAGAAGAAAGATCACTTGAAGGAAACACTTTCTACCAGTATGGTTCTTACTGGACATGAACGTGTAGACACACCTTTGTTTAAAGTGTCATTCCGTAAATCTCAAGCAGTTGAAGTTGATGAGTTGGTACTTCCTGAAAGTTACAAGGTAGCAACTTGGAAACCTGACAAGAAACGCTTGAAAGAGGACTTGAAGAATGGTCTTGAAATTATCGGTGCAAGTTTAGTAGAAAGGAAGAATTTGAGCATTAGGTAAGAAGATATGAAAATTCTAGCAATCGACCCAGCTTCCAATAAGATTGAAACTTCAACAACAGGGATTGTCTTACTTGATAATGCGAGATTAGTCGATAGTTGGGTAGCGTCTTATGGTATGAGAGGTTTCGCTGATTGGTTCCACGAAATCGGAGATAGTCTTGAATTTGATGTAGTAGTTGTCGAAGAATTTCGTACCAGAGATAACGATAGGTCAAAAGACAATAGTGTGTTAGAAACTATTGCTTATATCCAGTTGTGCTATCCAGATGCCATTCTTCAATATAACGGTGGCTATAAGTCAGATATTCCAGACGACCTTTTAAAAATCTTAGGTTTATGGAAGTTTGAAAAGAGTCACCACCAAGACATACGAGCAGCAGCAAGACTTGGATTATTCTGGGCAATGAGAAATGATATTGAAGAAGTTATTCAAGACATCGGAAAGGTGGTGAGCGAGTATCACAATAACTCTTAGAAAGTGGCAAGCCGAAGCAGTCAAAAGAAGTGACCACTTATCAAATGGAATATTTCTTGAAGCTCTTGGGGGGCGCGGTAAAACTATCTGTGCGCTTGCTATTGCAAAGCATAAGAAAGCAAAGAAAATCATCATCACAAACAACCGACTAGCAATTCTGAATGGTTGGATAGATGCAGTCAAGTTTATGAATTTTGATAAAGATGTTGAAATTATCATTCAAACAGATAGATATCTTCAAAATCAAGTCAAAAAGGGCCATGAATTAACCTGTGACGTGCTGATTGTGGATGAGTGGCAGAATATGTCATCCGATAAACAAGTCGCCTTATATCGCAAAATAAAGCGCAAATACACGATAGGTCTTTCGGCAACACCAATCAGGAAGAAAGGTCAAAACTTCTACCCACTAGAAAAAATCATTTTCGGTTGGGCAACACCTAACAATAAGTTTGACTGGCAAAAGGCCCACGGAAAAATGGTCTATGATCCATTTAGTTATTCAAAAGAGAAGTGGGAAGATTTTAGAGATTATGAAAGTTATGTCTCAAATCTACCAAACTTCTTTAGGTGGGAAGAAATCGAAAAGATTGAAAATGCAGTTGAGAATAACGGTTTTGAGATTAAATTCTATCAAAAGAGAGTCGCACCTGGTAATCCAGAAAAGCTTGCTGAGTTTAGGAAGTTAAATCTTGTAACAGTAAATGGCAAGACTGCCATGGCTAAGCAATCTTTTGGAAGGAATACCTTTGAGCGCTACCTAAACCAAACTGGTGTAGATGTTGATTTTCCAAAATTAAGAGCAGTCAACAAAGACACGCCATTAATGATAGAACTTGATGGACTAATTGAACGAGCACCACACGATATGTTGATTGTCAGCAAGTCTAAACAGATTGTGAATGTTATCCGTGAAAGACATCCAAACATTGGTATCTGGACTGGAGACATAAAGGACAGTCTGGATAATCAAATAGTGGTTGCTACCAGTCAAGTTTTAGGTGTAGGTGTTGATGGCCTACAACATAAATACCAAACTATTGTCGTACTAGATCCAGTAGAAGAAGGTTCTGGAGAGTATGATGACTATCGACAGTTGCTCTGGCGCATAACTGGAAGTCGTCAGCAACATGATGTAAATGTAATTGAATTTTATTATAAAGGAGCATAGAAAATGAAAGAATCCAAAAAATATATCGTATTTCGTGATAGAGAAACAGGTCAGTTTTTAACTGGGTATAAAAGTAAGGGCACACTTGCTTTTGATGCAAAATTTACTGAAGACATCAAACTTGCAGCTACAACAAGCATTAAGGCCTTCGAAGAGCAAAAGAAACAATATAAAGCTCTCGCGAAATCGATGAAATGCGAAATTGTTGTTGTAAATGCAATTTTCGAACTGAACTATTTGAATGGTGAAGAGGTGAAAGAGGTCGAACGTAAAGAAGTGAAGCTTCCGTCATTAATTGATTTGCTTGGTTCGTTATTTGAAGAAGGGGTGGAAGATTAATGTTTAAATTACCAGAAAACAAACCACAAATTCCAAAAGATACCCCTCGCAACTATTTCATCTATGGTGAAACTATGAGTGGTAAGTCTTACCTTGCAAATGAATTTCCAAACCCCATCGTACTAAATACGGACGGAAATGCAGAAGCTAACAGCGTACCAAGTATTCAACTATTGAATGAAAAAGACACCTCTGGACGAATTACCAACTCAGTTATCAAACAGTTGGGTGAAATCCTCCTGGCACTTCAAACACAAAAACATTCTTATGAAACAGTTGTAGTTGATGTAATCGATGATGTCATTGAAATGATTAAGATTGCAGTTTGTGACGAATTAACACCAGCTGGTAAACCTCGTTTGAAATCCTTGTCGGAAATTCCATACGGTAAAGGCTATGATTTCTTCAATCAAGCAGTTACCGAATTGGTTATTGACCTTAAAGCCTTACCAATGAATGTTATCTATATCAGTCGACAAATCTCTGAATATGATGATAACGGGAATGCAACTAAGGACAAACCAAGTTTGAAAGATAAGTATGTGAACCTTATCAATGGGAACTCTGACCTGATGATCCATACTGAAAAAATCGGTAATAACTATAATCGTGAAGTTGACCGAAAACGTAAGTCTTACTATACAGACCAAGTAGATGATAAGAAAATCTTGAAGATTTTGACCACTATCCGTGGAGCACTCAGTCCAGCTAAGAATAAACCTGCAGTTGAAGAAAAAGCAGCAGCAAAAACAGAAACTAAAAAAGAAGTAGAAACTACTTCAGTAAATGAACTATTTTAATAATTAAAGGAGAAAACACATGAGTTTATTAGATATCGCACAATCAATCAAAAAAGAAGGTTTTGACCCACGGAAAGACAGCGCAAACGGTCCTGCACCAATCCCAGCTGGTGAATACCAAGCAATCCTAAAATCTGTTACATTCAATATTTCAGAAAAAGGTTGGGAAAGTTTAGCCTATCAATTTGAAATCCGTGGTGGTGATTATGATGGTCGAGTTGAGTATGCGACATTTGGAACGCTTGATACTTGGAATAACAAAGATTTTTCTTGGTCAGTACAACGTACTATTAAATTCTTCCAAAAGGCCCTTGCATTTGCAGACGATGCACCTTTAAAATCTGACTTTGAGGATGGGAAGTCACTCGAAGAAGCTCTCCAACGTAAAGCAGTTGGTTCTTACTTCAAGTTGATTATTATTGATACAGAAAGTAAAGGTAAAACATACCGTAGTTATGATCTTGATGAAGCAGAAGGGCTTCCAACTGCTGCAGGTTTGGAAATCAGTGAAGATGATTTGCCATTTTAAAAATTAGGAGGAGCACGGAATGGCTAGCATGAAAGAGTACGCTCTAAAATATCAAAATTTAGGATTCTCAGTCATTCCAATCAATCCTAAAAACAAAATGCCTTTGATTGAATTTGCTGACAAACCTCCAATGACCGAAAGTGAAATTGAAAGTTTTTGGGATGGTTATCCAAATGCAAATATTGCTCTTAAAACAACAAACTTCTTTGTTATTGACATTGACAAGCACGGCAAGTCAAATGGTTTTGAGTCATTGAAAAAATGGAAGTATTTAAACTTAATTGAACCTACCCTACAAGCTAAAACTGCTAGTGGTGGGAAGCACCTCTTTTACTTCAAAAGAGAGGATGAACCTATCACACAGATGATTGGTTTCTTACCAGGTGTTGATATCAAAGCTCACGAAAATAACTATGTGTTAGTTGCACCATCTGCCACAGATAAAGGTCAGTATGAGTGGGATTTAGAAAAATCAAAGGAAGGTGGAACAATCGTAACACCTTCCAGAGATCTAATTCGAGCGATCAAGAAACAATACAAAGAAACACATGGCCATACATTTGATGGTAAAGATGGTTTAAGGAATTTAGCTAGAAGGTCTTACACACGAGACAGAACCCAAACCACTGAATTATTTGAAACCATCGCCCTTGGTTTTGGTGATGAGGGTGGACGAAATGATAAACTGGCAAAATTCGTAGGTGGTCTATTATATCGAGCAGTAGATGATGAAGTAGTCATTCAATTAGCAAGACTAGCAAATACAAATAGTCAAAATCCTTTGCCTGAAAAGGAAATGATGCGTACTGTTGAAAGTATGATTAAAAAAGATAGGAGGTGAGGACGATTGGTGATGTAGTAAGTATAAATTCACAAGATACAATGATACTAACAGATAAGGGAATGATTAAAGCTAATAGCCCTAGCAATGTCTTGCTTTCTTTCAAGGCTGATGATCAACTAAGTATCTATTTAAAACACAATGAATTTTCTCAAGAACATGAACTCCTCAAGGATATCAAAATAGGAAACACCTTCTTTAAGAAAGGGGAATTGCCTTCTAACTTTGATTCAGTGGTAAAAGTCTATTTTGAAAGTGTATTAGGTGTTGCTTACTCAAACCAAGCGATGCTGGATGGCATGGAAACCTTCTTCTCAGAAAGGTCATACAATCCAGTTATGGAATACATGGAACGTGCAGCAAGTAATTGGGATGGACGTAAACGCATCAACCAAATGCTTCAAGTTTATCTCGGTGCAGAAGATATTGATTTAGTTTCTAAAATCGCTGAAATGTGGTTGGTTGGAGCAGTTGCTAAAGTATACGATCCTTATGTTAAATTTGACTACGTTTTGGATTTAGTAGGTGGCCAAGGTGTTGGGAAAACCTCACTCCTTCAGAAATTAGGTGGCTCTTGGTATACCGATGCAGTTACAGATTTTGCAAACAAAGATAATTATGACATCATGCTGAAATCTTTGATTGTAAATGACGATGAAATGGTTGCTAGTAACCGAATGAGTTTCGCTGAAACAAAAGCCTTTATTTCAAAAACTAGCTTACGCTTTCGTAAACCTTACATGAAACGTACTGAAGAATTCGCTAAAAACTTTGTACTCGCACGCACAACAAATCAGAAGGAATACCTAAAGGATAAAACTGGTGAACGTCGTTTCTTGCCCGTGCTCGCAAACATCGAGAAACAAAAGAAACACCCTATGGAAATCGAACCCGAAACAATTGAACAAATTTGGGGCGAGGCGGTCACAATCTATCGTGCTGGTGCTGATTTGATGTTTGATAAGGAAACAGAAGAGCAGTTAGAAGTTTATCGAGAGACATTCATGTATCGTGATGAAGTTGAATTACAAGTGCTTGAATATCTGGAAATGCCTATTCCTGATAATTGGTCGAGTTGGTCAATTCAACAACAACATCAGTATACAAGTAAGTATTTTGATAATAGTGGTGAGTTTGAAGCTGGCACTAAAAAATTGGAAAAAGTCTCAACTCGTGAGATGATGTACAACTTATTCATGAGAAATTCAAATGATAAAAAGTTATCAACTAAAATCAATATGATTATGGATAATCATCCTGGTTGGGAAAAAGGACAGTTCAGAATTGGTGGAAAAAATACTAAAGGATTTAAGCGAATTGAGAAAAAATAGATCGGTTGCATTTTGAATTTCTATCGGTTGCATCGGTTGCACTTTTTAAAAAGAACGGTTGCATGCAACCGATATGCAACCGATAAATCAAAAGATCGGTTGCACCCTTAAACCCTTGATAATACTGGTTTTTTTAGACTATTTTTATATAATGCAACCGATGCAACCTATTTTTTTTAAAAAGTATAAATAAAAATAGTAATAATAGAGAAAGCCTATTAAATAAGGATTCTTGAAATTTATTTTTTATATTTTGTTTTTTATCGGTTGCACGGTTGCATTTGATTTTTTTGAACAATTTAGGAGTTAAAAATGAAAGTTGACGTACAATGTCCATTTTGTGGAGAATGCTATAAAAGACATGCTAAAGAAAGTTCTAAATCGATTAGATGTAGATTTTGTGGGATGTCTATATTTTTACGAAAATCAGAAAAGAGCGGATTTGACAAATTAGCTGACGAACCATTCAACCACAATGAATGTGTTAAAGAATTGAATGAGGTGTTCGGATGAGTACAATTAACCAAGATATAATCAAGGGTTTAAAACGCTCAATCGAAGTAGCAGAAGAAAAGATTGAAGAACTGAAGAAACCAAGTCAGAAATCAGCGGCACACATGAGAGCTGCTGAAAGAGATTTTTGGAGAAAGAAGAGTGAAGAATTGAAACAGAAAGTGAAGGAGTTGGAAGATGAATGTACAGCGATTGATTGAGAAGTATAAAAATCTTGAGGGTATATGGAATGCCGAAGGAGCAGAACTAGCTCGTCAAATTTTTATAGAAGACTTGAAACAACTAGACGAACAAAAACCAGTCAAAGTTCCGCAGTTTGTGGCGGAATATATAGAATTTCAAAAGAAAAACAACTTCCATGTTTATGGAGCGATGAGAATAATTGAAGATCATTATGACAAGAGAGTCCCTGAGTGGTTTTACGAAGGCAATATCGAAAAATTCTGTCTTGCTTGGATTTTCGGCTACGAGGTCGAGGAAGAGAAGCGGTATACGGTGGTGATGAAATCGACAAAACAACCGCTATATTATAATGCTGGGGATAAGAAACTATTCTTCTCTTTAGGCGGACTAGCTACAAAATTTACTCGCAAGCAACTAGAAGAAGCTGGCTTCGGCTGGGTGTTCGATTGTCCAGGGATTGAGATTGAGGAGGTAGAGTGATGAGTTATGATTTGGAAATCTTAGCGAAAATAGAAAACGGAGATTATATTTGTATTGCAGAACCTAAATATAGTTCTCCAACCTACAATCTTGGAAGAATGTTCAGAGTTGCAATGAACTGGGATTTTGACCAAGACACTACATACAATGTTGCTGATATTTTAGATAATATCCAACGCGGTATATCTGAGTTAGAGCGGTACCCTGAAAAGTATACTCAGTATGAACCTGAAAACAAATGGGGAACAGTCGACGGAGCATTAAAAGTTTTAAAGTCGTTGAAAGAGTGTATTTTAGAACAAGATATTGATACGAAATATTTATATATGAGGTGGTAACATGAAGCGACCTGAACGATCCCCCTCTAAATACTTCATTCCTGAACTTATTGAAGATGAAGATATTATATTCAATAAAGATAGTGATTACCACAAGCAGAAGAAAAAGGAAAAGAAGAACCCTATCTTCAAACGGAATAATTCAAAAAAGTAAGGAGGGAATATGAAACGACCAAATAGATACCCATACACAAGAAGTCAGTGGGTTGAAGAAATCGCAGTGATTCGTACAAGTGACGATGGTTGCTTTAAACTTAGAGTTTTAGAAAATCAAATAACAGGAGAAAAGAGGTAACATGAAACGATTCATCGCAGTATGGATTCTGCTATCAGCTGGATTGAATATCTGGCAGATGGGCAGGATTGCAGAACTAGAACAAAAGCGTCCGATTGTCGTCTATAAGGCTGATAACGCAGGCGCTGAAATATTTGGTAAGGTCGTAGAAAAAGGACGGCATGGCAAGTTATACACGATTACCATTCGTGATTATGGGGTGTTCGTGGTTACGAAGGACGTGTATGATAAAGTGGAATTAGGAGATGAGGTGAGATTATGAAATTTCGGTTTAATGGGAAATATAACCTTTTCTTAACCCAAATTGTCCACTTTATTCTACTGGATTATCTCTGGAAGATACTTGAAATTATTATCTTAGGTGGAGTGAGAGGGAATTTGGCGGATTCCATTATGCTTGCTCTGATTTGTGTCTATATTGCATGGATTTTAGATAAGGAGGAATGAAACAGATGACTACAATAGACAAAGTCAAGCAATGGTTTATTGACCGTGACCTTGAGAACGGTGGACGACTGGATAAGCAGTCACTCAAACTCAGTGAAGAGTTTGGTGAGCTATGCGCTGGGTATCTCAAGAAGAATGAGCAACTGACCAAGGATAGCATTGGAGACTGTGCAGTCGTTATTGTCGGATTGGCGTTGCTAATAAAAGAGGATGTGCATAAGATTTTTGAGGAACCAATGCTAATTGAAAACGAAGGTGCGATGGAATCTTTAAGGTGGCTAAATTTCAGTATTAGTTGCTTTCAATTACATCATGGCATAGTCAGCGAGAACGCGAGTCGAAATAATTTGGTAATTTCTATTAATTACTTAAAATCAATCAGTAAATCTCTAGGATATGACTTTGATGAATGTTTTGAACTGGCGTACCAAGAAATCAAAGACCGTAAAGGTCGCTGGATTGATGGTAGCTTCGTGAAAGAGGAGGATTTGGAATGAGATATTTTAAAATTCTATGTGTTGTTTTACTCGCATCCTTACTCATAGCATGTCACCAGATTTCAAGTGGGACGGTGGTAGATAAGTACATTGATGAACCTCATACAACGTTCATACCTGTTATGGCAGGAAAAAGTTCGGTACTTGTGCCAACAAGAACTAAAAGAAGATATATTCTGGTCGTTTCTGGACATGTAGGAAATAAGCACGTTGAAGAAACATTTGAAGTGACAGTTAATGAATACAAGCACTATGAAATTGGCAACACTTTTATACAGGATGCTGTTTTAGAAAGTGATTGAGGAGATGGAACATGAGTGAGTACGCATTATACCAAGGCGATATGTTCATAACATTGGGTACTCTCGCTGAAATCAGTAAAGAAACAGGCATTACTGAGAAGATGCTAAGATACTACTCTTTCGCATCGAGTCAAAAAAGGAATCCAAATGGTAGAGCAATTATTAAAATTGAGGAGGAATAGAATGGATTACGAAAAACCACTAACTGATAGACAATGCGAGTTATTTGCTTTTATGCTAAGGCAAAAACGAAAAGACAATAAGATTACTTTGAAAGAATTAGGAAACAAGCTAGGCTATTCAACTGCAACAATCTCAAATTGGGAGAATTTAAAAGCTGTGCCTGATTTATACAATGTTGAAGACGTAGCGACTTATTTCAATCTGCCGATGAATATCTTTATTGGAGAGGAATAGTTAAATTGCAGAAAGGGGTGCAAGTGTTATTTCAAGAAATAAACGAGAAGAAGACGATAGCAAATGTGAAGAAAGTTTTGCGACAATATCCACGCATTCGTGAAATTGCTTGCGACTTACCCGAACAACGAGTAACGCAACTAATCACGTTTGAACCGAGAGGAAATGGCGGTCCGTCAAAGCAAGTTGAGAAATTAGCAATAAGACGTGTTGATGCATCGAGAGAACTTGAAGAAATTGAGCAGGCAGTTAGTCGATTGTTCAATTCGAAATATCGTTTTATTTTATTCAATAAGTATCTTGCGACAGAACCAATGTTAAACTACGAGATCCAAGAAAAATTGTGGATTGAGAAGACGAAGTTTCAGGAGTATCTAAACAGTGCTTGCTTAGCATTTGCAGAACAGTATCGTAATGGTTCGTTGGTTGTTCTAAAGTGAACTTTTTGCGGAAACATGAAACGGTTTAAAGTGTTATCATGATATTGTCAGCAAATGGATTGATGACTCCTGTAGATTTTAAGGGCCTTGTGCCCTTTTTGGCGGCGATGGGTAAGTGGTTTTGTCTCCTTTAATTTATAAACTTCTTTTATTCAGTTCGACTCCGAACGCCGCCTTTAACTTAAAAATGGTTGCAGTAGCAACTGGGCCTCGCATGATTGCACGGCTACTTATATCCTAAGTAAGTTATAAGTTATAAGCTAGAGGGTTTGATTCCCTCAGAGGTTTTAAAAGACTACAAAAAATAAAAACGAATGCGATAACTAATCAATGAGCAAGGTTGTAGTCGCCTTGCTTTTAAAAACAAAAAAGGCTTTTAGTGTAGCGGTAACACAACAGACTCCAAATCTGTTAACGTGGGTTCGATTCCTGCAAAGCCTGTGAGAGGTCTTCATTAAGTCACACAAGCGTGTGGCTTTTTGTTATGTCTGAATCGCGGATAAAAGAAAGGGAATGATGAAGCCACAAAAACTTACAATTCTAAACGGCAAAAGAAGATCGGTGGATTTTGATAAACGCAACGAGGAATATACTGAGTATAATCGTACTCGCTGGAAATACGACAAGGATGTTAAGAGATTTTACAATTCATCTATCTGGAAGCGAACGAGTCAACAAGTCTTGCTTGAAGCTGATTATGTCTGCGCAATGTGTGGTGAAGAAGCAACTATGACCGACCATATCGTTAGCGTGAAAAAAGATTGGTCAAAGCGATTAGATCGAAGTAATCTTCAAGCAAGTTGTAAGAAATGTAATGACAAGAAAGCAATCAAAGAGAAGTATTCTTATTGATTGTGTAGTAAATAACAGAAATAGATATCAAAAAGCGAACAAAAACAGATTTTATAAGGGAGAATCGGTCGGAAATACACGGTGAAATGTACGGAAATGCCCCCCTATTATTTAGAACGGGGGTATATATCGTTCGGATTCTAGAACGCTGCCCTCTTCTGTGCAAAAAATTCCGTTTTTGAAATTTTGAAACCCCGTAAATTCTGAAAGGAGGTGGTCGATTTGGGGCGAAAAATGAAGATAGTCGAAGCTACTAAAAGCCATCTGACGAAAGAAGAAAAGATAGCTAAGAAAACCATACAGGACAAGGCTTCAGATGGATTGGATGCGTTGCAACTTACACCTCCAAAACACTTTGATCCGATTGCGAAAGCAGAATATAAACGAGTCATCAACGATCTGCGAAAGCTACCCCTAAGAAATCTAGACAGAGCCGTTTTAGAGAGCTACTGCACTTGGTATGCAGTCTATAAAGAGATATCTCGTGGACTACAAAAAGAAGGGTATGTGTACGAAACGGAGAGTGGGAAGATTCTCCCTAACAAGATGTTGTATAGCTTAGAACGTGCTACGACTAACTTAATGAAGGCAGCATCGCAGTTAGGATTGACAGTGGATAGTCGTATGAAATTATATGTTCCACAAGTTGAAGAAAAGAAAGAGAGTATTTTTGATAAATTTGGTAGTTAGGAGGTGATTGTGTGGAAGACGTAGCTTATCAGTACGCTTCGAAAGTCGTAAGTGGAGAAATCATAGCTAGTAAGAAAGTTATAAAAGCTTGTAAGCGCCATTTAAGAGATTTAAAGCGTATGGATGATGAAGACTTTCCGTATGTTTACTTACCTGACAAAGCGAAAAATCCAATAGATTTTATCGAAATGCTACCTGATGTCAAGACTGGAAAACCATATCCGTTGGCTGATTTTCAAAAGTTTATTTTATCGAGTCTGTATGGCTGGCGAAAAAAGTCCGATACATCTATCAGGCGATTTAAAAAAGCTTTAATCAGTTTGGCCAGAAAGAATGGTAAGACAATCTTAGTCGCAGGTATTGCCTTATATGAGTTTTTGTTTGGTCGTAACCCTGCAATGAGTAGGCAGCTATTTTGTACCGCGAATGACCGTTCGCAAGCACGTATTGCTTACGATATGATCCGTAAGCAGTTGGATGCTTTGAGAAGTCATAATGAGGATATCAGAAAAGCTACTAAAATTGTGCGTGATGAACTCAGAAACTTGAATGATGAAAGTTATGTGCGTGCATTAAGTCGTGAGACTGGAGCAGTCGATGGTTTTGAACCGTACGTTGGTATCTTAGATGAGTTTGCAGCATCTAAAACCAATGAGATGATTGAACTTCTCGAATCTGGTCAAGGTCAGCTTGACAATCCATTGATTTTGATTATTTCAACAGCTGGACTTGATTTGAATGTTCCGATGCACACAATCGAGTATGCGTATATTGAAAAACTTCTCGATGAAGAAGTTGAGAATGATGAATACTTTGCATTCATTGCTGAACAAGACAATGAAGAAGAAATTGCAGATGAAAAGAACTGGATAAAATCAAATCCAATTTTGGAAGTTAAAGCACTACGTAAAAAGATGATGGAATATCTACGAAAACGTAGGAAGGTATCGCTTGAAACTGGCACTGTAAATGAAGTCTTAGTCAAGAACTACAATATGTGGAGACAATCCTCTGAAGAGTCTTACATGGACAAAGGAAGCTGGGCAAAAGCCAAGATTGATAAACCTGATACCACAAAGCGTAGAGTTTGGTTGGGTGTTGACGTTGGTAGGTCAAGTGACCTATTCTCTATTTCTCCAATGGTTATGATGGATGACTACTGGTATGCAGATAGCTTTTCGTTTGTAGCCACTAAATACGGCTTGATAGCAAAAGAAAAAAGAGACGGTGTTTCTTATACTAACCTAGAAAGAATGGGCGAGTGCGAGATAACAACGCTTGAGAGTGGGGTTATAGATGATGAGCGTGTTCTTGAAAAGATTGAAGAAATGGTATATGAGAATGATTGGGAGTTGCAAGGTATTTACTTCGACCCTTATCAATTTGGTTCACTATTAACTATGATAGAAAAGCGACATCCAGAATGGCCACTAGTCCAGATACCGCAAACCACCATGGTATTGAATATGCCCACGAAACAGTTCCGCGATGATGTTCGACAAGGTAAAATCAAGCACAGTGGCAATCAGTTGCTAACAATGGCAATTAACAATGCATATACCAAAGTTGACAACAACGGTATGAGGATTGATAAAAACAAAAACAGTAATAAAATCGACCCTCTGGATGCTCTGTTAGATGCTTATGCTGCTTGTTACTTAGAGCCATTTGACGGAACTGGATACTGGACGAACGAGAAAATTTTGGAAGGAGATTCGCTATTTTGAAAATACTGGAACATATCCACACAATTTTGCTATTGATAGGCCTTGGATTTTTAATCTATGGCTTTTTCTTATTGAATCAAGTAGCAGGATTCTTATGTAGTGGAGTGATTTTAATTTCGTTAGCCTTGTATATCAGTAAAACAAGGGGGTGAATTAGAAAGGAGGTGAGAAAATAAATGACTTTTTTTCAATCTTTAGGGTCGTCAAAACTATCTTATGACGATTATATCTCTTCAGTAATCTCTGGTAATTCAAGTCCTGAATATACTGGTATATCTGCTTTAAAAAATAGCGATGTCTTGACTGCAGTCTCTATCATAGCTGGCGATGTTGCTCGTTTTCCATTATTGAAAAAGGATTTAATGGGTAATATCGAACAAGATGAAGATATGAACTATCTACTGAATGTTAAATCTACAAGCAATACATCGGCAAGGCAATGGAAGTTTGCAATGACCGTCAATACAATTTTAACTGGCAATTCATTCTCTCGTATTCTACGTGATCCAATCAGTGGCAAGCCATTAGAATTTCAATTCTTTAGACCGTCTGAAACGACTGTTGAAGAAACCAATGACCATGAATTGATTTACACTTTCCGTGACCGTCTGAATGGTAAGGAAATTGTATGTAAATCAGAAGATGTTATCCATTGGAAATTCTTTAGTCACGATACTATCTTAGGGCGTTCTCCATTACTATCGTTAGGCGATGAAATCAGCTTGCAAAACGGTGGTCTGAATACCTTAATTAAATTCTTCCGAGATGGTTTCTCAAGTGGAATTATCAAGCTTAAGGGTGCTCAATTAAATGGTGAAGCCCGTAAGAAAGCCCGTATGGACTTTGAGAAGATGCGTGAAGGCTCAACTGGTGGCAGTCCGTTGGTATTTGATGATACACAAGAATACACCCCACTTGAAATTGATACGAATGTCTTGCAGTTAATTACATCTAATAACTTCTCTACTGCACAGATTGCTAAAGCTTTGCGAGTTCCTAGTTTCAAGTTGGGAGTCAATAGTCCTAACCAATCTGTTGCACAGTTGACTGAAGACTATGTGACTAATGACCTTCCATTCTATTTTGATGCAATCACAAGTGAATTAGCCTTGAAAGTATTTGATGATGAAGAACGCAGGAAGTATCGTGTTGATTTTGATACTCGTAGCGTGACTGGTAGAAATGTAGACGAAATTGTAAAACTTGTGAACAATCAAATCTTAACACCTAACCAAGCTTTGATTGAACTTGGTAAGGAACGTTCTATTGATCCAAACATGGACCGTTACCAGTCAAGTTTGAACTATGTCTTCTTAGATAAGAAAGAAGAATATCAATCAATGAAAGGAGGTGAGACAAAGGATGCCAAAGAGAATCAAGATGAAAGGTCCGCTGATTCCGAATAATAGTCAAGAAGCTTACGACTACTTCGGTTTGGAAGCAGTCAGCGCTAAAGCTATCACAGATTCATTTCCAGAAGACAATAGCGATATCGTTTTGGAAGTTAATTCCAACGGTGGTCTTGTAACTGTTGGGAGTGAAATCTATACAGCGCTGAAAAGTTATCCAGGGCATGTGACTGTGGAAGTAACGGGAATGGCAGCAAGCGCTGCTAGTGTTGCAATCATGGGAGCTGATAAGGTGCTTATCAGTCCAACAGCACAGATTATGATTCATAAAGCGTTGTATGGCTATGTATCTGGTAACAGTGATGACTTGGACAAAGCTTCTAATGCGTTAAAATCTAGCGACCAAGCTATCGTGAATGCGTATGTAGCTAAGACTGGATTAGAAGAATCGGTAATCATCGACATGATGAAAAATGAAACCTTCATGTCAGCTAGTGAAGCGGTTGAAAAAGGCTTTGCAGATGAAGTAATGACCTTTGATGATGTTGGTGCAGTTGCAAGTCTTGGAGATGGACTGTTGCCACAAGCTGTTATTGATGACTTCTACGCTAACCGTAGCAAGCGTAAGTTAGAAATCCAAAACATGCTACGAGAAGTTGAAAAAGAAGAATTACTTAGAGGGCTTTAAGCTCTCTTTTTTTATACCAAAAGGAGAAAAGAAGGTATGTTTAAAGAAAAAATGAAAGAACTCAAGGCGCAGATTACAAATATCGGTGCTGAAATTGTTAATAAGACAAATGAATTGAAATCCGTTTTGAACGCTGATGATCTTGAAAAAGCTCGTGAAATTCGTGCTGAAATTGAAGCATTAAAAACGCAAGAAGCTGAAGCTATGAACAATTTGAAGACTTATGAAATCGCAGAAGAAGGAGCTGGTGCGCAAGCGACTGGCGAAAAACACGAAGTCAAAACAGAAGGTAAAACTTATCGTGAATCTGTAAATGAGTTCATCCGTTCAAAAGGTCGCATTCGAAATGAGGGTCTTCGTTTTGAAGGTCAAGACGAAGTTCTTGTGCCTATGAACGAAGCAGTCAACCCAACACAAGATGGATTGAAGAAAGACAAGACTGAAAAAGTAACTAGCAAAGAAATTGTTACTACACCAATTCGTGAAGTCAAGACTGTTCTTGATCTTAAACAATTTGTGACAATCCACAAAGCATCTAAAGGCGAAGGTTCATACCCAATTCTTAAACAAGCTACATCTAAGATGGCAAGCGTAGAAGAATTAGAAAAGAACCCAGCTCTTGCTAAGCCAGAATTTACAGATGTCACTTGGAAAGTTAAGACTTACCGTGGTGCTATTCCACTTTCACAAGAAGCAATCGACGATGCTGATGTAGATTTGCTTGCTATTGTTGCTGAAGCAGCTAACCAAATTAAGGTTAATACTACAAATGATGCAATCGGTGGTGTTTTAAAAACATTTGAAGCAAAACAAGCAACAGATTTGGATGCTATTAAAGCGATCTTGAATGTTGACCTTGACCCAGCATACAATGTATCATTCGTAGTTTCACAAAGCTTCTACCAAAAACTTGACACAATGAAAGATAAGAACGGTCGTTACTTACTTCAAGACTCTATCGTTTCTGCATCAGGAAAAGTATTCCTTGGACATCCAGTATTTGTAGTCGCTGATACTGTCCTTGGTGAAGCTGGTGAAGCTAAAGCCTTTGTAGGGGATGTGCAACGCGCTGTACTCTTTGCTGATCGTGTAGACCTTGGACTTCGTTGGACTGATAACGAAATCTATGGTCAATACCTGCAAGCAGTTGTACGCTTCGATGTGAAGAAAGCAGATGCAAAAGCAGGTTACTTTGTAACTATGCCCTAAGGCTCCCCCAGTTAGTGGGGGTGTCTCACGGTCAGCGGTAACTTTAGCAGTACCAACCGCAAGTAGCACCAAGCAAGAAATCATGGATTATCTAGACAGTAAGAATATCAGTTATAATCCATCGTCTAATAAATCGGAGCTTCTAGCTCTAGTAGTTTGATAGGAGGTATCTATGCCTGTTAAGCAAGAATTATTAGAGAGCGTGAAGCTTTATTGCAAAATTGATTATGATTTCGAAGATGAAATCGTCAAAGAAATGATTGAGTCAGCACAAGAGCAAATCTGCTTTGCCATAGATGACAAGGCTAAACCAGAGGATTTTGAAAACTATGCGAAGTTTAAGCTTGCCGTCAAAAAGCAAGTTAAAGAAGAATATGAACACCGTGGGATGTCAGCAGATAGCATGCGTTATCCATTAGCAAATGGTGTGCTAAACATTATCCATCAGCTTAGAACACGGAGGGAAGTCAATGCGGACACGTAACATGAATGTTCGCATTACTTTTTTCCAGAAAGTTGGCGGACAAAACGAAGATGGAGAGGTGCTAGATTTTGAAAGAAAGGACTTGTATACGTGCTGGTCCGAAGTTTCAAAAACAAGTATTAAAGATTTTCGTGAAACTGCAACGGTCACGAAAGCCAGCGGGTTGTCAGAGCACAAAGACACCAAAACATTCTTAATTCGTCATCTACCAAAACTGCCTTTTGACAATTCATGTTATGTAGAATTTGATGGGAATGAATATCAAATCATTGCTATTGAACGTGACTATACTAACAAGGAAATTGATTTAATCAAGGGAGTGATGGTGTCATGACGAAAGGATTGGATCTTTGCCTTGATAATCTTACGAAGTTAGAGGCTAAAGCACCTAAAGTTGCTCGTGAAGCTGTCACAGAAGTGGTCCAAGAGTTTAAGAAAGAGCTTGAAGTAAATACTCCTGTATCTGACGAGCCTACTTTAACTCGATTGAGCGAAGATATAAGAATCAGTAATTTCAAGGGAGGGGGAGATGCTCCTTCTAAAGATATTGGATTTGGTCGTTCTACTGGATGGCGTGCGAAATATCCAGATAGTGGAACAATCTATCAGAAAGCACAAGATTTCGAGGAAAAAACTATTAACGCAGTTACTCCTCGTGCTGAATCAATTTATAAATCAAAAATGAGGGAGGTGTTGAGTAAATGATTGCTGAAACCAAAGCATACAAACTTTTGGTAGCAGATGAAGAGTTAAATAAACTCTTCGATCAGTTTAGGGGTAAGGAATTCCCAGGATACAAACAAGGTATCTTTACTTATGATATTCCTGAAAAACCTACAAACTTAAAACGAAAAGAGCTTGCTCCATTAGCAAGGATTTATTCGACTTATGAAGCACCTCATGAATATGCAGATGACAATGTTATCTCAATGGAACAACGCATCACAATCAATTTTTGGTGCAAAAACGCTAAACAAGCGGATCAGATCGCTAAAAGAATGGATGCGGTACTTGAAAGTAGTGGATTTGAACGCTACACAGCTAATGAGAAACCTCGATACATGGATGACGATATTGGACTGTTAATGAATGTTCGAAAATATCGTCTTTTTGATTGGAGCAATCTCGAAGAAATGAAAGGAAAATAAATAAATGTCTAAAGTTAAATTTGGTTTACGTGGATTTGAATATGGGGTTTTGGACAACAAGAACCTTGTAACAGGAGAAACTAAAAAAATCCCAGGTATTAAATCAGCAAAATTGGATATCACAAATGAATTGAACACTATCACAGCAGATGATGGACCATACGTAGTATTATCTTCTGGTATCACTGGAACAACTCTTGAAGTGTCATGGTTGGATTTGGGTAGTGATGCTCGTAAAGATTTCTATGGTATCACTGTCGAAAATGGAGTTGAAAAATACAGCAAGAAGATGACTCCAAACGATATCGCTTGCTTGTTCCGAACAACTGGTGATGACGGTAAAGGTATTTGGGTCGGTCTTCTTAAAGGTAAGTTCTCCCTCCCAGGAATGGATTTGGAAACCAAAGACGGTTCACCAGATCCTAAGAACGATACGGTATCTGGAAGCTTCGTAGCCCGTGGAGACGAAGATGAAGGTCTTGTAATTGTAGTTGGTCGTGAAGACAACCCACAATTCCAAGAAACTGAATTCCGTAAACTTGTTTTCCCAAAGTCGTAAGCGGTGCTAGTTCTGAACGAACAGCAACCGCTGAATCAGGCGCAGTAAGACAAGATGCATAAGAATAGGCTTGGTTATTCCAAGCCTTTATTTTTTAAGGAGTAAACAATGTTTGAAATTAAATTTAAAAAAGGTGGGGTTCTGAAAGAGTTCTCTAAAGATTATGTCAATGTCGAAGATAATCTTCTGGCGTTAGAACACCAAGTTCGTCAAACTGCTTTGTACGAAAAGAAAGAAGATTTACTAAACCCTGCCAAACATCGCGAGTTGAATGAAGCGTATCTTGATATGTTCGTGAAAATGTACGGTGAGCAGTTCGATGCAGATGATCTGAAGAGTGCAAGTGTTGAAACACTCGAAACTTTGAACGAACTATACCTAGCAGCCCTCGGTGGAAAACAAGAAGAAAAAGAGACCACAGAGGGAAAAAAGAAGAAAAAGGGTTAAGCCCTAAAGAAGCTCAAAATAATTTATTAGTTTGGGTTCAATCGCTAATGAGTCAAGGATATACAATCCATGACATTAAAAGCATGCGACTTTCAGATTTTGATTTGATGGTGCAGGCTTTAGAAATTGAAGAAAGCAAAGAGGAAGAAGAGACGACCCTTGATAAGGCCTTTCCATTCCTTTTTGGATAGAAAGGAGAATGAATGGCAAGTAATATTGGTGAAATAGTCGCTACCGCTACCTTAGATGTCGCTCCTTTCCAGTCGAATGTTGGGAGGTTAAAAACCTATCTAAAGGGTGTTGATAATTCCCTAAAAGCCATGGAGAACAACTTTAAGGGAGCTGGTAAAAATGTCAGTAACTTAAAGAGTCTTATGGATCAGACTGGTTCTGCTTTGGGTAATTACCAAAAATTATTGAGTTCACAAAGTGAACGATATAACCAATTAAAAGCAAGTATTGGTGATGTTTCAACTGCTACCGCAGAACAAAAACAGAAGTTAGTTGAAGCAGGTGCTAGCATGACTGCGACTGCTGCTAAAGTTGCAGAATTGCAAAATCGCTATGAACAGTTAGCGAAATCTATGCGTCAAGCTTATATCGATGATAGTGCATTTACTAAATTTGGAAAAAGCGCGCAAGAAATTGGAAATAAAATAAGTCAAGCTGGTCAAACTGTTTCTGGATTTGGTTCAGCATTAACTCGTGGAGTTACTGCTCCAATTGTGGCAGGCGCAGGTGTCGTGTTAAAGGCTGCGATTGATTATGAGTCAGCGTTCGCAGGAGTTAAGAAAACAGTTGACGAAACCGCGACGGTATCTTACCAAAAGTTATCAGACGGTATTCGTCAGATGGCTAAAGAATTGCCAGCCAGTGCAGTAGAAATTGCCAATGTAGCCGAGGTAGCTGGTCAGTTAGGTATCAAGACTGAAGATATTCTCTCATTCTCTCGAACTATGATTGATATGGGAGAATCAACGAACTTGAGTGCTGAAGAAGCTGCAACAGCCATTGCCAAGATGGCTAACATCATGGGCTTGACGTCGGACGAATATTCTCGATTTGGCGCAGCCGTTGTTGATCTTGGGAATAATTTTGCCACGACTGAAAAAGACATCGTTGAGATGACCAACCGATTAGCAGCAGGTGGTAAACTAGCTGGATTGAGTACAGCGGATATTCTAGGTCTTGCTACGGCTATGAGTTCAGTTGGTATTGAGGCCGAGGCAGGTGGTACTGCCATGACTCAGACACTAACTGCTATTGGTAATGCCGTTTCATTGACAGGAAAGGGAGCAGCAGATGACTTGAATCTTATTGCCAAGACGGCAGGAATGACATCAGAGGAATTCCAAAGAGCTTGGAAAGAGAAGCCTACTGAAGCCTTGCAATCCTTTATTAAGGGGCTTCAAGAAGCACAAAATAAAGGCGTGAACATGAACGCTATTTTGACGCAACTTGGGATGACAGGTGTTCGTCAAAGTAATATGCTGAAATCTTTGGCTCTGGCTTCAGATAAGATGGGTGCTGCGGTACAACGTTCAAATCAGGCATGGAAAGAAAACACTGCATTGACCAATGAAGCGAATAAACGTTATGAGACCACGGAGTCTCAACTACGGATGTTCAAAAACCAGTTGACAGACATCGCGATCGAGTTTGGTGGACCTCTTATCAAGGCGCTTAGAAGTGGTCTTGATGCCGTAAAACCATGGATAGCTACTTTGTCAGATTTGGCTAAAAAGTTCAGTTCACTATCGACAGAACAACAACAAAATATCATCAAATGGGGATTGATAGCTGCAGCAGCTGGACCTGCCTTGAAGTTATTAGGCGGTGGTATCTCTGTTATTGGTGGTTTTGTTAAAGCTGTCGGTGGACTATCCAAAGGAATTGGTATTTTAAGTGGTTCTTTTAAATACCTTAAAGATTTAGGTGGCGTAGCAAGTAGTCTGAAAGCAGTAGCTGGTTCGGCTGGTGCAATGGAAACTGCAGTAGCAGGAGCAAGCACAGGAACTGGTTTGCTCGGTAGCGCGCTTGGATTTTTAGTGACCCCAGTTGGGTTAGCCACTGTTGCTTTGGTTGCTGTAACTGCAGCAGCTGCATATTTTGCAAATAAAGCCTATGAAGCAAGACAACGTGCTCAAGAATGGGGCGCTAGTGTCAGCAAAGAACAAGCTGGTCAACTTCAAAACTTTAAGGATAAAGTGGATGAAGCGAATCAAGCTATGACAGTCTTTGGAACAAGTTCAGACGGGATTGATAAAGTTACAACTGCAGTCCAAAAACTAGCAACCGAAATTCAAAAATTAGCTGATGAAAACTTAGCGAAGGACATCGATTTAGCTCATAAGTTAGGCTTGAGCGAAGAGACGATCCAGCAAATTTCTAGCCATGCTGATCAAATTAAAAACAACGTTCAACAAATGTCTGATGAAGTTATTCAGATTTATCAAAATGCTGCGAACAATCACCGTAAGCTTTCTGAGGAAGAAAAAGCAATTGTGCTATCTAATCAGAATGAACTAATTAACACTCAGCTAGAATTGATGGAGTATTCTGGTGAAGAACGCATCAACATGATAAAGGCTTTCAACGGTCAAGCTGATGAATTAAATACAGAACAGCTTAAAAAAGCCACTGAATTAACTGAGAAATGGGCGAAAGAAGAACAAGCTTCTTATAAAGAACGCTTGGACGGATACAAGAAGCTCATGGAACAAATCAAAGGCGAAGATGAAAAATCTGTTAAAGCTCGTGCTGAGATTAAAAGCAAAATAGAGCAATTGGAAGCTGAGCACACAGCTAAAATGGAAGCATATAGCCAGAAATGGAATGATTTGCAAGGTAGACTTTTAAAAACCTTGAAAGTTAGCCCAGAAGCGTTATCAGGCATTATGAATCAGCTTAAATCGAGAGCTGAGGAAATGGGCTTGACTTATGATGAAATGGCTATTAAATTCCAGAACACTTTCTCGAAAGTACAAGAAGGCCATAGCATGTGGGCGCAAACTGCCAAAGATGCAACTGAATCAATGAAGCTTGCAAACACTCAATGGAATGCTATGGTTTGGGATGAAAAGACTGGTAAGTTGAAAACGAATGCAGTCGAAGAAGTTCAAAAGGCCCTTGAAGCAGAAGGCGGATGGGATGCTATGCAGTTCATTCTTAAAGAAGCGAATCTTGAGACTAACGCTCGTTTGACAATTGGTGAAGCTTTAGTAGCGAACGGTCAATGGGAACAACTTTCTCCTGAGCAAAAAGAATTGATCGTGAATGGCAAACCTGCAGTACAAGCTATCTTGGATAGCAAAGAGATGATGGCACAATGGAATGCTTTGCCTGCAGAGGTAAAAGAAATCCTCGGAAAAAATGACAGTTTTCTACGAAGTGCAGAAGGCGCTAGACAAGCGTTAACTCAATGGAATTTAATGACGCCGAGCGAGAAAGCATTAACTTTAAAAGATTTAGCTAGTAATGATATTAAGGTAGTTCAAGGACGTATCGATATGATGACTGGTAAGCAATTACCGATCGAAGCGATCGACAAGACACCAAGTATAGTTGAATCTGTGCTTTATGGCGTAAATTCCATCAAACAAGAGAGCCCGATTGCTATCAATGCCAATGATAACACCGCAGAAGCATCTCAATCAGCAAATTCAAACGTGAACGCTCCTTACCAAGCTAGTCCGATTGACATCAACGCAGTAGATTTAACTGGGAATCCTTCTTCTGCTGCAAGCGCAGGAGTGAACGCAGTTAAGCAAAACAGTCCAATTGATATCAATGCGACAAACCAAACTCAAGGAGAGGCTAACGCTGCAAGTAATGCAGTCAATGCAGTTAAGCAGAATGGTCCGATAAGCATCAATGCACAAGATAACACAAGTAGCGCGGTTAACAGTGTATGGTCAGGGTTGATGTCCTTGCCAGCTGTTAAGTTTATTGATATCATCACACGACATTTTACTGAACAACACGCTAAAGGTACGGATAATCACCCTGGTGGTCTTGCGACGGTCAATGACCAACGTGGTACACTCTATAAAGAGTTGATTACATTGCCAGACGGGACATCCTTCATCCCAGAAGGGCGGAACGTGGTCTTACCACTCCCTCCAGGCACAAAGGTCTTGCGCGCTGGTAAAACTCGTAGTTTGATGAATCGCTTGGGCATTCCGAATTATGAAAAAGGTATTGGATTTGAAGATACTAAAATTTCTCATCTAACTAGACGTTTTCAAGAACTCAATGCGAGAAATCGAAGTTCTAGTTATCCTAAATCTACATATTCTAGTGGTGGTTTTGCTAACCATTCAGCGGATAGCAGTGGTAAAGCTATCGTAACTGAGCTTGTCAGCTTGAAAGAAAGTGTAGAGATTTTGCTTGGCAAATTATTAGATAAGGATTCCAATACTTATCTAGACGGTCAAGTAATCGCAGAAAACTCTTATCGCTATCAAGGAAATATTATGAGAAGGGAGGGGATTTAATGGCAAATTATTTAAAAGTAAATGATTTTTCAACGATTAAATTAAGAAATTGTGTGGTCATAGATTTTGGAACGATACATTCTGCCAGCCCTCGTTTCGCAGAGCAAACGAAACCGTATGGTATGAATGGTAGCTACAATCAAGAAGAAGGAGCTTTTGACAACTACGAACGAACTATCCGAGTATTCTTTGAACGATTTGCTGATTTAGCAACCTTGGTTGAAAAGTTTCAACCAGTTGGGAATCGTTTAGAGTTTAGCTATCAGCCTGATTCATTATTCTATGCCGATTTCTTAGATACTGAAATTATTCCCAAGGGGATGTATGGTTGGGAATTGGCAATCAAGTTAGATATGCAACCCTTCCGTTATCAAAAAACAGTAGATCCTGTGGTTTTGACTGCATCTGGTACAATCAATAATCTTGGAACAATCTATTCAGAGCCTATCATCGAAATCGAGGGGGATGGTGATATCTCTCTTACGATTGGTCGCAAGACCATGTATCTTACGATTAAGACCAAGGCTACGATCGATTGTAGGCAAGGTAAGCAGAATATCTACAACGCAACCGGAGCAGTTCAGAACACACTTCGGAAGCGTGGAGGGTTCCTCGAAATCCCGACTGGTAAGGTTGGTGTTTCATTTACTGGAACTGTCCGTAAGATCACTATTCGACCGAATTGGAGGTATAAGATTTGATTTATTTAACAAATGGGAATATGCCTCTGAATGCTGCCTATTCTGATGAAATTGTTCAAGAGGATAATAGCACATACCAATTGAGCTTCCGATTTCCGACATCTGATCCATTGTGGGAGAAGTTGAAGGAAGAGATTTTTCTAACGGCTGATGACCTTCACGGTGAACAGGATTTCGTCATTTTTGAGGTTGAGAAGAAGCACGGCTATATTCAAGTCTATGCGAACCAGGTGTTCACCCTCTTGAATAACTATGTGGTCAATCCAATTTCTTTGGATAGACAGACTGGTTCGACTGCCCTGAGTCGCTTCGCTGGAAGCATCACTCGAGATAATCCGTTCTCATTCTTTTCTGATATTGAAGATAGACACACCTTTAAT